TGCACCAAGAACAGGCTATGCTCCATATTCACTAACTTATCTTGCAAAGAAGTATAACAAGAAACTTATCTTATTTATGCCAGCATCTAAAGAAGCATCTGAACATCAACTGCGTGTTATTGAGGATGGCGCCACACCTATCTTTTTGAAGACGCCGGCTATGCCAACTATTAATGCATGGGCAAAAGAGTTTGCTCAAAAGATTGGTGCTAAGTATCTTCCTTTCGGTCTTAAGCATGAACAAGTAGTTGCAGGAGGCATAAAAATATTCCATGAGTCGTTCAAAGATATGAACATCGAAACAATGTGGTCAGTATTCTCTACAGGAGTTTTGTCTAGAACACTACAAATTGCACTACCTAATACAAACTTTCATGCTGTAGCTGTTGCAAGAAATGTACAACCAGGTGAATTAGGCAGGGCTAAATTCTATTCATACCATAAAGAGTTCTTAAAGGATTGTGATATTGATACTCCATTTGATTGCATTAAAACCTATGATGCAAAAGGTTGGGACTATATGAAACGTTATGGCAACTCTGGAGATTGGTTCTGGAACGTAGCCAGAAATATGCCTAAGCCTACAATTAAGCCAAGTGACATCGATTCTCAAAGAGAGTGGGGTGATAAGAGTGACATCACTAGATACTTAGGACTTTGATTTTACTATTTATCAATTCTGTTTTATATTTATTCAATGAACATTCTAGAACAAGCAAACGAGATCATCTACAAGAGATCTGAGGAAAAGGCCCGCCAATATGGCCCAATGCAAGAAGGTATGCAGGAAGCTGCCAAGATTGCATCGTTGTTAAGCCGTAAAGAGATTACAGCAACTGACATGTATAATGCCATGATTGCACTCAAGTTGTCGAGACAGGCTTACAATCACAAAGAAGACAACCTATTAGATTGTGTAGCTTATATTGCTTCACTAAACGATTACCAAAATGCTCTACAAAATGAAAGTACAAAAAATCAGAAACGTAAAAACACCAAATAGAGGTACGTCGGTTTCAGCAGGAATAGACTTCTATGTCCCTGAAGATTTTGAAACAGTCTCATTAAATCCAGGCCAAGCAGTATTAATCCCTTCAGGTATTAAAGCACAAGTACCTAGAGGATATGCTTTAATTGCATTTAACAAATCAGGCGTTGCTGTTAAGCAAGGTTTGTCAGTTGGCGCATGTGTAGTTGATGAAGATTATGAAGGCGAGATCCATCTCCATATGATCAACACATCAGACAAAGAACAAGTAGTTGCAACAGGTCAAAAGCTAGTACAATTTGTTTTAGTTCCTGTTTCATACTTTGATGTAGAAGAAGTAGATGAACTTCCTCAAAGAAACACAGAAAGAGGTTCTGGTGGTTTTGGTTCAACAGGATTATAAAATATAATGTTATGAGAAACTATTTTGATTATTGGTACAAAAGAACAGTTAAAGATGGATTAAAAGCTATTAAAATAGTTATAGGCCTAGGATTATCAGTTAGTTTAGGCTATTCAGTAAATCTTCCAATTGGTATCATGTTTTTTAGTTGGGTTTTAATTGAAACTCTAATAGACAGAAATTAATGACTAAATTAGACAAAGTATTTATAAACATAGCAAAGGAAACTTCTACTCTGTCACACTGCGTTCGATCTAAAGTCGGCGCAGTTTTAGTTAAAGACGGTAACATTATTTCTTTTGGTTATAACGGCACTCCTTCTGGAATGGACAACTGTTGTGAGAAAGACGATGTCACTTTTGCCCACGTTATTCACGCAGAGTGTAATGCTATCCTTAAAGCCGCAAAGACAGGTAACTCTGTAGACGGTTCCACTTTATACTTAACACTTAGTCCGTGTTTAGACTGCTCTAAACTTATTTTGCAATCAGGTATAAAAAGAGTTGTATATTTGAATGAGTATCGTAACTTACAAGGTATTGACTTTCTTAAACAATTTATACAAGTAGAACAATATGATGTACAAGAATCCAACTGATGCATTTGAACTATTGTTTCAAGACATACTCAACGAAGGTGTAGACTTCGCAGGTACTAAAGCAAAGTTCAATCAATCATTCACTATCCAAGATCCTCTTGATAAAGTCATCAAAACACCAGAACGTAAGTTCAATCAAGACTATGCAGAGTATGAATGGGAATGGTATCGTGAAGGTGATCGTGATGCAAAAGAGATCAGTGAACGTGCTAAGATATGGAAGCAAATGATGATACCAGGTACAACAGAAGTTAACTCTAACTATGGCTACTTCTGGAATTACAATCAACAGCTTAGAAAAGTTATCAACGAACTTAAACTCAACAAAGAAACTAGACGAGCTATCGTTGTTCACTATCTAATCCAAGACATAGACAGATACAAATACGACACTCCTTGTAATGATGTACTCAACTTCTATATCAAAGACGACAAACTACATCTTACAGTATTCGCTAGATCTATCGATCTTGTGTTTGGCTTCTGTAACGATCAATACACATTTGCTAAACTATTAGAGTTAGTATCTGAAAAAACAGGTTATCCAGCAGGTAGTATGCACTGGTTCATTACTAATCTTCACGTGTATCCTAGACACTACGATATGTTTAAATAATAAGTTATGATGTTTGAATCAAGGTTATCGAGAGAGTTCTTAGAACAAAAGTTATCTAAGTTACAAAAAAAGACTTACAATCAATTTGTTTGGTGGAGACGCTATCAACAAAGACAAACTCTTACCGATAGAAGAACACTACACGATAAGATACTGAATGGTGATTATGAACCTTCAGACTACTATTATCAAGCAGAACATGAGAACTATCTTCTTGAAGATGCAGTAGAAGGCTTTAAAACATATGAAGAGAAGTTAGATAAGATCAGTTTATTCAGAGCAAGACATAAAAAGCTTCATGAAGACTTCTTGAAAGAGGAAGCCGAGATCATGAAGAATATGAAGAAAGATTTTTGGAGAGAGTTTAGAATTAAATCTGAAGAGTTAGATACGATCATGGAAGGTTTTGACGGAACTATGATGGACCTTTATAATCACTGTGTACAACTACAAAATGAAAGAGTTAAGAATAGTAAGTGATTGCGAAAAGCATCAATACTTTAGACTATATCCTATTAACGAAGAGGCTAAGAAGCCTTTAGGTATTTTAGGCCTAAACCCATCCTTTATTAAGAACGGTAAGAACAGTACAGTATCAATACTATCTCAAATAGCCCTGAGAGAAGGATATGACAGCCTGATCATAACAAACTTGTACGGATACATAACACCTAACCCAAAATATCTTAAGACAGTTGAGGATCCTGTAGGCCCAGGGAATGATATGTGGATTGTAGAAATGGTCAAGTCATGCGACAAGATTTTGTGTATCTGGGGAAACAATGCGACTAATGATAGAATAGAAAAGGTTTTACCACTTATTAAAGAAAAAGCTTATATGATAGGATTAACAAAGTCAGGTAAACCTAGACATGTCTTACATACAAGAAAGGATGCAGAATTAAAAAAATACTCTTAGTCTCTCTATATTTATAAGATATGGATATGTTACAAGAGATATCGTGGCTTCAATTTTCACAACTTCCTCAAATAAAGAGGCTACCTATCCAAGAACAAATTCATAGATATAATATTCTTGTTGAAGAGATTTGTGCCATGAAAATGCACTACTCTATGAAAGAGTGCGGTGGAGCTTCAAAGACTAAAAGGATAGTACAAGAAGGATTTTTACAACAAGAAGACTTGTACTATATACTACAAGAAGACGGATCTAAAATTTACGTAACAATAGAAATATAACACCATGCCAGATTTGCCGATATCAGGGTTACCGCAATCTTCATTACTTACAGGAGCAGAATTGTTTGCTGACGTACAAGGAGGAGTGACAAAGTATACTACTCTCGAAAATATTAAAAATTATGTAACTGGATCCACTCCAGGTTTAGGAGGGTCAGGCCTTGGATGGGCTAGATTTGATGACACTACTTATACGACTAGTAGTTTTTTTACTGTAACTGATGGCGCAGCAGCTGTAGTTTTACCTAACAATGCTGGATTTTCTATCACTACTTATATGAATTCTTCTGTGAGTTTCTATGATGGAGGTACTCAAAAAATACAAACACAGAATGAAGGAGATGTTTATAGTGTCGTAGTTACTTTTAAGGCTAAAGCCCCTAATGCCAATCAGACTCATATAGATATATCACTATCTTCTACTGGAGCAACTCCTTATGACAGGGTTTCTAAGAGTTTAGTATTTGCTAAAGGTAATAAC